ATGAAAAAACATCTTACAACATGGCTTTTGCCAGATGTGGGATGTTTTTTTAGTATGCCCTCGGAGGGATTAACATACACTGATATAAAGCCATTCAATAGATATTTACCACAAATAACGCCACAAATATTTTATGTGTTTGTAAATATTATTTGTTTTTACATTGAAATAAATACTCTTGATAAATAGTTTTTAAATCTATATCTTTCTTGTCTACTTTTCTACAAAAAGCTTCTAACTTTTTTATTTCAAGCAACTCTGCGAACAACTTTTCTACAGCTTTCTTCTTCCCTTCCACATAGCAAATATACCTAAAATCATTAAAGCTATATAATCTCATGTCATAACCTCGCAGAAAACAATATCTTCTATATTAATGTCAATTATTCGTTCGTCAAAGCGTTCAAGTTGCACAATGTGTTTTTCGTTATCAATGTGGACCGGAACTACATACTTATAGCGTACATGATGATTGTTCTTTAAAAACTGTACTTCTATTGACCAGTTACGCTTAAGTGCATCTGCTAATACTATTGAATGTTCTAAAATATCATCAAATAAGTTATACATTTACTTCACCTCTTGCTAACATTATACGAACAAACGTTCTTTAAATCAAGCGTTAAAAAGTGTTGTGTTGCATAAAAATCTATGTAATAATATTCACATGAACGATTTTCGTTCATTATTTCATTCAACTATTAGCTGTTTGACATCCCGTTTTTTACATCTGAACATAACAACAACCTCGAATAAATTTTCGGGGTATTTTTTCGCATAAAAAAAGCCCTAACGGTGAAGTTAGGGGGTTTAAATAAATAATGAAAGTATACCAGTTCCTGCGCTGATAATCCCAAATACTAAAACGCCTATAATCCAGCGCCTACTTTCACGCGCTTCTTTACGTTCATTTTCTGCTTGTTTTAACATTGCATTTTCTAATTTCAAATCAATTGAATTAGAAAGGTTACTTATACTCTTATCTATCAATTGAAAATTATTATCAATTTTATCTTCTACACGTTTCGAAAATTCATCAAATTCTCTTTTTGTAATATAATCTTGACTCATAACTACTTCACCATCTTTGTATAATAATTTTTTTTGTTCTGCTTTCAGAATTGGCTCTATATATTTATTTTGGAACTGTTTATTTTCTTTTATTGGAAAAGGTTTTATTTCAGCCATGCTTTACTCCTCTAACCTAAACGGAATTTTCGTTCTTAAAACTTCATTTGAAATTATATCATCCCATAAGTTCTCTGTACTAATAAGTTTGTCACTTATTGTTACTATTAAAAAATAATAACAGTCTACAAAATTATAGAGGTCCCCGTCCTCTGAAAAATTAAATTCAAAGGATACAGTATAATCTTCGTCAGATGTTAACTCTTCTCCTTTGAATTCAGCAAATAATTGTTGAATGCCCACGGTTTCTTTTCCGCCTATCTGCTTAAATATTGAAACAGATACGACAAAATCACTTAAGTAATCGTGAACATACGGTATCTTGCGCATATTTAGCCCACTTAAAGCTAAATAAACAGTCAATCTTATTTTCGTTTTACTTTTTATTAAAAAATTTTTGTCGTCAGTTTGCATTTTAAAATATGATAGTGCTGGTTTGAAATCTGAAACACTCATCTTGTTCCTCCAAGTATTATATGATAATTTAAATTTACCATATATAAGACCAAAAATCTAACTAAACAATCACTAATACTGCAAAAAAACAACCCCCGCAAAAGCGAGGGCTATAGTTTTATTTTAAGAAATAGTTAGATGTATAATACCAGCCGTCTTTTTCGTACCAAAGTTCCAAATAACCTTTCTTATTGTCATACCAAGCTAGTTTCGTATTAGGTGCATACCATTTGATTTTACCGGAATTTAGTTTTGTGTTATTCCAAACTGGAATTCGCAAGTCTTTCGCGCTTTTAATTCGAACTTTGATGCGACCTTTTGCGTCTTTTTTAGCTACAACATCGCAAAAGCTTTTATACATGTAGTAAAGTTTATCATCAATGTATGTCTTGTACCAATATTGATTATGTTCATATACTAAGAACTCAGTTCCCGATTTGTACATGCGCACAGGATTTGATTTAAAGTCCATTTTTGGCAGTAATGGCGCGCTGTCAACGACTTTTCCATCATGTCTGTTTTTATTTTGTGATGCGGCAGGTACTTTTTCACCGCTTACAGCATCGCACAATTCAAAATGCGGATAATCTTTAAAGCTTTTCCAATCTCCGCCCCATTTGAATCCTTCCGCTTTCATTGCTGCAACAACTTTTTTCCACCGAGAAGTTGTCGACTCCCAAATAACGTTTTTTCCGTCGTTCGTATATAAGCACAAGTCAACAGCTACTCCGTAATTGTGATTAGATTTTCCGCCTTTTGCGTTTGTGACAACATTGCCTGGTTTTGTTCTACCTTGCGCATAAAGCGCATTTTGTTCAGAATTAGAGCGGTAACCTTGCGCAACGCAAAGATAAATACCTTGCTTTGCCATTTTTTTAATGACATTTCGAGTTTTATCAGATGTAGCTTTATTCATCCCTGCGACATTCAATTTACGATTTGCTTTTTCAATTAGCCATGTTTCTGTTAATGCCATTATTCCTCATCCTCTCTATATTTTTTAGCTCGATTGGTAAATTGTTCAAATAATCCAGTACCGCCAGCTCCTGCTAATGCTCCTGCCCAAATCATAGTCGCAAGCGATCCGGACCCGTCCAAAAACGTTGCTAATGCGCCCAGGATAGCCCCGATAAGAATGCTCACAGTTGGAAGCCACTTAGACGGGACTAACTCCGTCTTCTTAATCGCCTGCACAAAAACGGGTGTTACAACTACTAAAAATGTCATATAAACTAGTAACTCTTTTCCAAACTCCATTTTCATCATCCTTCACTTTGTAATTTTGTGTTCTAATAAATCTACTTTGTGCGCTAGCTTTCCAACAGACCTAGACAGACTATCAATAGATTGTTGCTGTTGTCCCATCATGTCGTTTTGCTTATCCATCAGACGTTGTTGTTCGTTCATTGTGCTAATAAACTTATCTCGTTCTTCTTTCGATTCTTTATCTCGCTTCTCACGCTCAGTTTCCATTTTGTCGCGTTCTTCTTTCATTTCTATTCTTACTATTTTAGAATCATCCCAAATCCTTTTTGTTATAATTAGTAAGATTATAAAAAGCGCTACAAAGAGCGCCGCGAAAAACATTTCTTTCGCTAAAGCATAATCAAATACTTTTGCTAAGCCGTCATACATCCCAATCATCCCCTATTTTCAACATAAAAAATAAGCCTACTCGGCTTTTGCTTCTTTCATAGCGATTATTTCATCTGCTTGTGATCTCGTTATCTTTTTTAGAGTAACGAATTTATTCACATCTGCTTCAGTATAGTAGCCACCTAAAAAATAATCTTTTACTTTTTCATACCAATTTATCATTACAAAACACCTGCCTCCGCCAAAGATAATAGTAAGTTTGCATTATCTTGTTGCGTTTGTTCCGTCTTCTGTTCGACTTCTGCCACATATAGCATTAAGTCCGCATAATCTTGTGTTAATTTTTCAAGTTCGGTCAATTCTGGCGGTTCTGGAATGCTTGCTTCTTCACCAGAACTCCATTTTTGAGTCTTCAAATTAAAAACCGGGTTAATTGATGGGACCGGCGGTTCAATTAGTGTATAACCATCTGAAACCTTTTCCCCTTTTTCCAAAACAATTAAATCGTCACGTTCAAAAATACCGTTGTCATCATATTTAAAAACTTTTATTAACTCGCTCATGTTGTCACCTCTTTAGTTAAATAAATTATGCCATCAAGTCCGGTGTTCACGTCTACCGAACCAACTCCAACGATATTTATATCAGCGCTCACACTTAGATATATATTCGCTTGATTACTTGCTGCCGTACTCTGCTGTGCAGCGGAATAAAGTTTATTCCAGCTCGCATCAGGAGTCAAAAAAGTTGGTAACGTTGCGCATATGCCAGTTCCACTTCCAGTCCCTTTGCTTACAATTCCGCTAACAATGACTAAAAACCGATTGCCAAACTTAGTGTATCGAGCGACCAAAGGCTGACTTGCAACAAATCCGTTTTTGGGCGTCAAAGTAACGCTTTGTACAGAGCTAGATAGTTCAAAAAAAGCTTTTGCATCAGCAAGCGCCTTATCCGCTTTTGCCTGTGCGTCTTCTGTTGTTTCTTTTGCATTCCAGTTCGTTTTGTCTGTCGCTGTGACATGAATATCCGCATTATTTACGTGTGCATTTAAGTCTGTTTTTTGTGCGAATTGTGTGGGATTTAAGTTATCAAACTGCTGTTGCAAGTCATCTGCTTCACTTTGAAGCTTACTAGTTTCTGTATTGATTTTTTCATCAAGTGCCGCAATTTCACTATCTAAACGCACGCTTTCACTTGTCACTTCATCATGTAGTTCAGCAATTTCTAATTCTACAGCATGTATCATTTGTTCTAATCTCTCGAAATCACTTATATAGCTTTTTGCTACTACTTT